TCATCTTGTTTTTCATTATTTCTATTAATTAAATCTGTGGTAGCTTCGAAATTTAATTGATCAACACTTTGACCCCATGTATTTAAATAATATAAAAGTGCCATAGCATTTATTTGATTATCAAATTTTGTATATACTTGAGGCTCACCTTTTGCTGAGAAATTAAATAAAATATATCCACCGTAACTGCACTCGTCAATCTGTTTTAATAAAGATTCTGGGAAGTTGAATTTCTTCTTATTAGTCACTATAAAGTTTTACACTTAAATAATAAGTACGCCGCATTTTTCTTCTATATATTGTGGTGATAAAGTTTTAAGGTCGTTTTCATACAATTCTATAAATTTAAATCCATTCATATCTATCCATTTTTCTTTTTTAACATCTCTCTTTATACTTTCAAGATATTTTAATCTTGAGTTATCATGAAAAAATTTATTAAAGGATTCATGTTGAGAACCTTGTATCTCTACGGCTATCTTTTTTGTTGCATTTAATAAATCTATCTTAAGCATGCTACCATAAACAGGGAACTCTTCATAAACTATATGATTTTTCCAATAAGGATAAAAGAATTTTTTAAAATTATATTGAAGTTTGCTTCTGCTTTTAGCTTCCCAATTAATTAAGTATCTTCTAACATTTTTATTAACGAGTTTTCCGTTAACGTTTAAAAGCCTCATAGTGCCAAGGTATTAATGAATTTATTATAAAAATAATCTACAATAGGTCTATTATCTTCTAAGTAAGATCTAAGATTATCTACTCCTTGATGCTGTTTTTTTAATTCTAAATTTTCTTTTTTAAGTTCTTCTATAATTTCATCTGTGAAAGTAACCCATGCTCCTTTAGCAGATGCAAACTCCCAAGAAAGAATTTGATCAATAATTTCGTACTCTCTCCATACTGAAGAACCGTCTTTCCTTCCGTACTTAATAGGATATTGAACTTTTGAATTTGTAGTTTCATTAGTTGATTTTTTGATAACAATTTTAACGTTATGCCCAATTATCTTGTTTTTAACTTGATCGTATCTTTCATTTGGTTTTTCGAGTATAAGATCTTTGCCAAACTTTGGTTCAAATTCAAGAATCCAATTAGCAAAATGCAAAAGAGCGTTTCCACCAGTTGCGGTAGTTTGTCGGATATCTTTATTGGCAGCATATGGATCGAGTTTAATATCTGAACGGACTTGGCTAATGAATATAGCCATATGCCCACGCTTAGAAAGAGCCAACGATATTCTTTTCATAAGCATTGAGGATATTACTGCGCCACCTGCAACTTTTGTTGCCTCTGTCATGCTTTTAAGACTATCTCCTTTAGTCATTAATCCGTCAACCGAATCCAACACGAACATATATCTTTTGCCTTCATCATTATTCTGAATGAGGTCTTTCATAAGCTCAGAAACTGTTTCGAAAATATTACATTCAAAAACAAAGCATGTACCGTCTTCCCATTCCTCGGCAGAAGTTACGAATTTTATTCCAGACCTTTCTTTGATTTCTTTACTTAATCTTCCTTCTGCTTTGAATAAAAGAGCTTTAGAATCTTTTACTGTTTTAAGGAAATTCTTCATAACCTCTAATGCTTCTGAAGTTTTTCCACCCTCATTCATTCCAATAAACCTATGTAATCCTGGACATAAGCCTCCGCTTGTTGCAATATCTAAATTTAAACTTCCAGTAGATACTTTGTAATAAATCTCTTCTTCATAATTATAATGATCATCTTTATTTTCTTTTAAAAATGAAGATAATCTACTCTTTGCGCTAGGTCCAGTATCTTGTACTGGCTCTTGATCTTTAGGTTTTCTTCCCATAGTTTATAAAGTCTAACAGACTTTTAGGTTTTTTGCAAACTTTTTTATCTTCTCCAATTTTTATTTCTTGTATTTCGAATTTAATTGGCTTATCTAGATCTAAATTATCTTTGATTTTTTCCATAGCTATAAATTTCTTACCATCTTCTGTTAAAAAGAATGCTAGGCTAGGTAAATTAGCAGACTTAAGCCCATTCCAAAAAGAATACCCTTTATAGGTTTTAATTAATTTTTGAGCTATTTTAATTTCTCTTGGCCAGTCTACTTTTTGATTAATGTATTTTTTTATTATGAATTGGCACAGTTTATGAGGTGTCATTATAATAGTTTACTTATTCCTTGATAAATGTCAATATCTTTTTTAAATCCTAGATTATTTACGTCAGGCATTAAGTTTAAATTTGCGAATAGAATCTTCCATGCTAATGAAAATATTTGGTAATTCAAGATCTAATTGTTTGATTTTTTCTGTTGAAAGAACACAATTACTTCGAGCAACTTTAAAACCTATATCTTCTTGTTCTAAAAATTTCCAATTATTATTTTTTAACTTGTATTTTTTTAATATATCTACGATTTCTTTAGCTGTAGCAGATCCTTGGTTTGTTACGTTATATATCCCATAGCTTGGTGCGATTTTCAAACTAATAAATTTATAAATAAATTCATTGAGATCATCAATATTTGTTAGGCTATTTCTATAACTTATAAGACTATCATATTTAAGAATTTTGTTTATATAATTACGATCCGAAGATTTTTCAGAAAAGGGCATTCTTATTCTAAAAATATACGATTTTGTACCTTTCAAAGATAGCTCACAAGCATGTTTAGTTTTGCTATAGAAGCTACTATTCTGATTATATATCCCAAAATTAGGTTCATCTTCTTCACTATAATCTTTTTCATGTCCAGTGTATACGCATCCACTACTAATATGAATAATTGGTATATTTAAATGCATTGCCGCTTCGGTTAAAAGAATTGGAAGCTTTACATTATACAACCAACATATTTCCTTATTATTTTCACACCCTTCTACATTTGGTCTGCCAGTATATCCAGCACAATTCACAATATAATCTATTTTTTTATCTTTTAAATATTCTTGTAAAACATTTAAATCTAAATAATTTAAATTTTTTTGTGAAAAGATTTGTACTTGAATATCTGATTTACATTTCAAATATTCATAAAAATTTAATCCAATATATCCTTTGCCGAGTAATAAAATTTTTTTCATATATGTAATTTTCTATTTATGAAATTTTGACATTTCATTTTCAAAGATAAACTAGATCCCATTTGACCATTTTTTCAATAAGTTTGTCGAATGAAATCTTTGGCTCCCAGTTCAATTCTTTTCTCGCTTTATTGGAATCTCCAAGTAGAAGTTCTACTTCGGCTGGTCTATAAAATTTTGGATTAATCTGAATTAATACTTTTTTATCATTAGATAAATACACTTCGTGTTCCTTCTCTCCTATCCACTCTCCATCGATTCCAGCACATGCAAAAGCTTTTTCCGCAAACTCTTTAATTGTATGAGTTTCATTAGATGACAAAATATATTCTTTTGGTGTTCCATCATAATTTGAATTATATTTATCTTGATTTAAGATCATCCAAACTCCTTCTATAAAATCTTCTGCATCACTCCAATCTCGTTTAGCTTCAATATTTCCTAATTCAAGTGGTTGAAATTCTTCTTTACTTTTGATTGCTCTATGAATTCGAGCTACATTTTTTGTAATTTTTCTAGTAACAAATTCTTCGCCTCTCCTTGTTCCCTCATGATTGAATAACCATCCTTGAATAGCGTAAATATTATAAGATTCTCTATACACTTTTACCAATTGCCTAGAAGCCGCTTTACTTGCTCCATATGGACTTCTTGGTTTTAATGGGTGATTTTCATCTTGAGGGGTATATTGTACATTTCCAAATTCTTCACTTGATCCAGCTTGATAAAGCCTACAAGATGGTTTGTAAAGCCTTATTGCTTCTAAAATATCAAGTACAGCGGTAGAATTAGTTTGCCAAGTTTGACGAGCAAAATCCCAGCTACTTGCAACGAAACTTTGCGCAGCAAAATTAATAAAATAATCTGGTTGTAGTTTTTCTACAGTTCGAGATATTGCATGAGAATCTGTTAGATCAAAATTAATGAGATAAAATCTATCAGATTTAATATGTTTAATATTTTCATGATTATATACGCTCAATCTTCTGACACCGCCAAAAATAACATAATCCGTATTTTTAAGTAAAAAATCAATCATATGACTTCCATCTTGACCAGTTACTCCAGTTATTACCACCGTCTTTCTTCCATTAATAATTCTACTAGCATCTTCAATACTAAAAATATTAGAAGTATCTATTTTT